TTTGTACTAGGAAATCCTAATGCTTCACTAAACGGATATTCGTCAAAACTAATATCATCAAAAGGCACTACTACATCATCTACAAATGATCCACTCACTGCTAAGTTTTCTTGATTTATTAATTGTATTTTATCGCCTACGCCTTCTACATAATACTCACCATTTGCATATTCTATCGGTGTAACATCGCCTGCAAATTTTACTTTAAATCCATTTGAGAAATTCCATCCTGCACTTGTAGTATAATACTTTTTTCCTATTATTTCTTTTTCTACATTTATTTCAGTATTTTCTATTATATCTTTAATTTTTATTAATCCTGATAAATTTGCATCATATTTAGAAACATAATATAATCTATCAGGCGCAACTTCAGGTACAGTAAATTCTAAAATTCCTTTTTCGATAAAAACTACGCTTATTTCATTACCTTCGTCATCATAATAAGTAATTCCTGTTTCGTATATTAAAGATGTATTAACTTGTTCACCTTCAGTAAAACTCGCTTCATTAGGAGGAATAAGATAACCTCCTGCATCATAAACGGTTCCGTCTAAATCATACAAATTTATATCATAAATACCAGATGATAATAAACCATCAAATTTTTCTATCAATATTGCTTGGCCAGGTGTAAAACTTTTTTTAGTTGCAAATGCAATAGGATGACTCGGAGTGTCTATTTCAAATCTGTATGTCTGACCTCTATAAAGAGTTATAGTAGGATTGTTAGTTAAACCGTCAGGAGAAAATACATATGATAAATTATCATCATTATCTTTTAAACTGATAGTATAAGTACTTTGAATTTCTTTTGTTTGACCTACAACTGTAACAGTTTCTGGACCATTTGGTAACCAATAATATTCTCTATAATTTATCAATTTATCTAAATCTATATGAGGATTCCATGAATAAAATTCCTGCGAATTAAGTTCACTATGATTTTCATAGTTACCATCTAAGGTTTTTAACCTGTTAATTAAATCGTTATAATCTGCATAAAAGGTTACATTATCTAATGAATCTTTGATTAAGGAAACTGGTTCTAATTGGTAATCTGCTCTTTGCTTAGTTGTCGCTCCTATGTAATTGTCTTGAGGATTGTAAGCTTTTGATATTTTCCTACCATAATATGAATTAATTTTTTCTACAACACCCGGTTTAATATATTGATCTAATGTTGCATTTAAAAATTTTTTATTAAATTCGGTCCTAAAATATTTGGGCAAAAATTTAATAGATTCTACACCATCATTGTCATTTATAGGTAAAGCCGGTTCTTGTTGATTATCTTCGTATGCCATAAATTAATTTCCTATTTTACAAACTCTGAATTCCAGTTGTTGATGATTGTGTACTTGAAAGTACTGTACCTGTAGCATTTATTTTGCTTGCTGTTAATGCATCTATAATTTCTAAATCATTAACAGTTGCTGCACTTATTAAAACCTCATCTAGCTCACTTTTTATTTCATATAAACTTCCAAAACTTTGATCTGCACTTTCGGGTACAATAACAAAAGTTACAATATCTGGAGACATTTCTTGTATAATGTAAGCAGCTAATTCTGAAAAATAAAATGTATCTCCAAATTCCCAGTTATCTAATGCAAAATATGTAGAAAATAAATTTATAACCCTACTTTTTATATCATTATCATTCAAGACAAGTTCGGGATTTTTAACTATTTTAAATTTTACTTGCAAAGAAGGATCAGCTTTACTACCAAATAAAGGTCTATATTTTACTGGATGATAAATTACTTCATCAGTTAATGATTTTGTTTGATTAATTTGATTACCAAAGTTAACATACAACTCATCAGAGCTTAAAGGTAAAGGTTTGATGTCTGTTGCACCAGTTAACCATCTTCTGTATTCTGTATCATATGTTCTAGTTAACATATAAACATCTATAATATTAGTTACACTAGGATCTATTCTAGTACTATCGTCAGCAGCATGAATATAATGAAATTTTAACTTATCTCTACCTAAAAACCCTTTATAGTTTAATTCTGCTTCAGTTATACCTAAACTTTTATTATAAGTTTCAAACGTATTTGTATCTATAAAATAAAATATTTGGCCATCATTGTACACACTTAATGCACCTAATGTACTTTTGTTCTGCTTTACAATTATTATATTATTAGAATTTTCTATGTAATTGTAATCTTCTGCTCCATCGCTTGTTAAGTATTTTTTTTGGAAAATATATTTTTCTGTAACATTTGTTTTTGGAGATATAACTTGTGCAAAAATATCTGGATCATCGACAACTCCATCATCATCGTTATCAAAGAAAGTGACCTGAATCTTCTTAGTATTGATATACCCTGTAGGATCTCTATATTCTTCTGTAATTTCCCAAAAGATATCATTTGTAAAACTATTAATCGAGTCTGGTCTATTATTATTATTTAAAATTGTAATTCTATCTTTAACTGTTTTACCAGTTAAGCTATTATATATTTTATCTGTACTGTCATAATAGAATCTAATCTCTTTATCACTTTCAAAAATATAGCGTGATCCTCTGTATTCAAGCAAGTACGTTTCAGAATCTGTTGTAAATTTTAACAACCAACTTGCGTCTAATTTTTGATTAGTAACATCACCTTCTTTACCAATACTAAAATCGTCTGTTAAATTCAAATTTTCGTTTGTAACAATTAACCATTGGCCTAAAGTTCTATCGTATCGTAAACCAAAAGCATTTTTTGCAAAAATTTGATCAATAATTTGTCTTTGAATGTCTGGAATAATTGTTGTTGCTAACGCAGGAATGATCTGAGTTAATTTTGCTCCATCTGGAATAACATCATTGAAATATACTGGCCCAGACCCATCTACAAGTTCAGTACCATTACCTATAACATTAATTGTCTTAGTCCATAAGTATTCTTTAGAACCAAAATAATTAGCCGATCCTAATTTAATTTTATTATCTGGTGTAAAATGATACCCAGCAGGTGGAATAAATTTTAACAATGCATTAATACGAATTAACTGTAGTATTGAATTAGTATAAGTTCCTAATGTTTGTTTCAACTCATTGACATTAACAAAATACCCAGTTGTTAAATTAGTGTCAGTTTCTACAGTTCTCCAATAAATTTCTAAATCAGTAGTATTAATTTCTGTGAAATTGTTGTAATAAAAATTACGAATTGATTTTTTATTAATGATCGGTTCTATAACATTTAATATAATATTTTCTATATCGGTTTGAGTAGAAAATGTAAATTTTTCTCTTTGGGTTAATCTTTCATAATATAGAACTCCATCTACTCCAAACAAATTAGTTTTACTGTACTTTCCTGTTGCATCAGTTATATCAAAATATCTAGATATGCCGCTTGCAATTCTGTTAACACTTTTTACTTTTACAATTTGTTGATTTGAAATTAAAGGTCCTAGTTGATAGTCTTCAGCTGTAACTAATCTATTTTGAGTGTAATAATTAGCAGGTGCCCGTAATTTTATGCTATTATTATCCTCAGTCTGGCTAGCATTTTCAATTGTATATTTCAAATCAAATGTTAAAGTTAACTTTTCCCTTACATTTGTTCTACTAATATAATATATGTCAATGCTTATTCCTGCAAAATCCCTGGGATTAATTACTAAATTTGCATTTGCACTTGTTCTATAATATATTCTAAAATTTCCTCTAGGTAAATCACCAAATACTCCGTCAGAGAATATTAAACTTATTCTATCATCAATCCGTGTTAATACACTATAAATATTTCTTACATTTTTAGATAAACTATTATAAATGACATTATTACCTTCTACTGCAGCAACTTTTGTCCATAATTCTTCCTCGTTACCGTCTGAATCTAATTTATACAACCAAATATCTGTATCATTAATATTTGTAGCATCTATAGCTACTGTTTGATTTGTACTTGGATTATCAATTATAAATGTACCATCTTGTAAGGATCCTTGTTTAAAATAAGCAAAAAACCCAGAATTAATGCTACTTGTTCCCTTATTATCATCTCTATATAATAAAGAAAATGCATTACCTGGTAATGGATCTTCTTCGTATATAAAATTATCAACAATATTTGCTGATACAACTTCAAAAGGTACACTTCTGCCATTTATGTTTCTTGTAAAAGTAAATTTAGGAACACCAGTAATAATTGAATTAAGAGAATATTTTTCAGTTTGAATACCTAATACATTACCTGAATTTGTAGGTTTTCCATAAACTCCATTTATAGGCAATGCTCTGTTTAAAATTTTAATAAATTGTTCATACCAATTTGTATTAGTTGAATCATTCCATACTATTGCTTGATTTTTTAAATTAATATTATTGCTATCAGTTATGCTTTCAGTAGTTTTAATAGAAGATACACGTAATAATCCATTTGCAGCAATATTTCTTTTAGGATTATAACTTAGCAATCTTGCTAATCTTAATACACTTTCTCTACGCTCAGCTAATTCTAAGTAATTTTCACGTGCATTTAAATCAATTCTAAATGCTAGATTTTGCCCTAAAAATGCAATTACATCAATTAATGCAAGATATTCTGTAGTTTCGATGTAATCATTAAAGTCCTCAGGATAATTATTCCTAAGGTAATTTATCATAGTTCTTCGTAAATTATCAAAATCATAGCTTTTAAAATCAGCATTTTGATAAGATTGATAAATTCTCTTCCAATCTTCTGCTACAAGCAACCTGTTTTGTCTGTTTGTTAATGACATGTTGTTCTCATCCTTATTACATATTTATTGGTATAATTAATGTACGCAGTTTAATTAACCAGTAAGCAATCCGTTTTTTTCATCAAATTTTAACTTCATTGTTTCACTAAAATTGTATGGTAAATATGTAAGAGTGCATTCAATTGAAATACCACTTTCATATTCATCTAAAACTATTCTATCAACATTAACTCTTGGATCATAATTTATAATTTGTGTTACATTGTTTATAATTTTATCTTTTAAAGTTGTTGTAAGTGGTTCAAACAAAACATCCCATAATATTGTTCCAAATGACGGATCGGAAAGTTTTTCTCCCTGTCGTATATGAAAATGATTTATAATGTCCTGTTTAATCAACTCTATATCAAATAAAACAATACTCTTCCTTGTAAGATCAACTGTACTTACTCCCCGATAAGTTTTTGTTTTGTCTCTAAAAGTTTTTGTTTTTTGTGATTCTTCATTTAATCTAATTTGTTGTATAACTGATTTTTCTAAACTACTCATTTTTTTCCTAACTACTTTTCTTAAAAGTATCTACAATCGATGGAAGATCTATTTCTTCTTGCTCTTTGCCTTTATTAGCTACTGCATCAGTCATGTCTGGTATAAATTTAGCAGGATCTAAATTTTCATGACTTTTATATGGTTCATGTTGTGGTATTCTAATTGGTATAAATGCTTCAGTAGCAGGTTCGGCTGACTTCGCTGCTCCTGCAGTTGCTGCTCCCGGGCCGTTCATATGGATTGCACCTGCTGTTTCAATATGTTGGCTACTTTTTATATTGCTGGTTCCTCCGCAAGTTATTTTGCCATTAGCTCCAACTTTAACTTGCCAATCAGCACCAGATTCCATTGATATTTTTGCACCTGCTTTTAGATTAGTATCATTTGCAGACTCAATATTAAGTTCTGCTCCTATTTTAATATTTGTATTTTTAGTGGTTTCTAACCAAAAATTTTCTCCAATTTTAAAATTTGTATTTTTTAAAGACTCAAAATATATTTCTTCATTAGCTTTTATATGTACATTCCGCATTGCTTCAAAATTAAAATCTCTTTCTGTTTTAATATTAATATCTTGTTCAGTATGCATGCTGATACTATCCTTAGCATAAATATCTATCTTTCCATTAGCAGTAAGCTCTATCCAAGTAGTACCTTGTGAATTAATTATATAAATTAAATCTTCTGTGTTATGCAATAAAATTTGATGCCCGGTCCTTGTACTCCATCTAGTTAATTCATTATGCAATAATTTAGGATCTCCACTTGTATCTCCTGCTTCTGCATTAACATAATCAGGCGGAGTTCCGCCATAATCTCCATTATTTCCTGCCGGAGCTTTTCTAAGTAACGTATGATCTCCATCATCCATTACAAAACTAGATCCACCTAACCTATTAAATGGAACTCGAGATCCACCAAAATCTTCTCCATAATTTACAGTAGGTCCTGCTTTGTCAGCCGGGCCCGGTGTACTCCATCCAAATACCATACTAGGAACTTCTCTCCTAGCACTTGATGTGTTTGTTCCTCTAATATGATCTTTTTCAATACCTTGCCTGATTAAACTATCATTGAAACTTACCAACATTTCTTTTTGATATTTTGTAGGATCTGTACCTGCATATTCGTCTTCTTTATTATATTCTGAAACTGGTCCAAACCCTTCATAATTGTAAGATGTACTTGCTCGTCCAGGAATCATAAAATTCATAAACTTATCTTGAATACATCCTATCCAAAACCCATAAGAATAATTATTTTCAGCCATTAAAACTAAAACTTTTACCCCCGCATCAGGAGGTACAGCCCAAAACCCATAGCTTTTTTGTGTATATTCTTCGCCAGGATTAGGCGACACTCCATATCTAGGGTTTACTCCGTAAAATGGACTTACATAATCACAAGGAATTACATAACCACTACCTTTGCTAGGATTTCCTGATTCCGTAATTTTCAAAATTTCAACTTCTAAGCGTCCCATATATTCAGGATCTAAATGACTTACTACTACCCCAACATATGGTCCTGTAGAAGTCATCCAACTTGGCTTAGCTCCCCGTGTCATTTTATTACGGGGTGTAGGACTTGTACTCATATAACCTCAAAGTAAGATATCTAGATCCGAGCCTAATTTACCCTTGAATCCTGTCTCCAATTTAAAATTACCACCAACAGCTAAAGCAGCATTATCAATTTCACCTTGTTCCATTGCAGCAAAATCATTAGATATCGGTGTATCAGCTGGTAAATCGTAACCTATTTGATTTTTACGACGTATCAACTTTAATTCTTGTGTAAATATACCTTCATTAAATCGATGTGTAACCATGTTTACCCGATATAAACCGCTAAACGAAGGCACTAATTGTTCTTCACCACCTGAACTAAAATTATATTTGCCATCTTCAAGAAAATCTATAGGAGATTTAAAATTTACTAAAACGTCAACTTCGCTACGTTCATAATCCATTGTTCCGTCTGCAGTTATATTAATAGACACCGGACTTGATTCTGCTGAGTAGTTTCCCATGCCACTATCAGCTATAAAGTAAGGATCTCCCCATATAGTAATACTTGCCATAATTAAATCTGCATTGCTATTTGTTAATGCATAATTAATATTTCTAGCAATTTGTACTTTTGGATCTTCACCTTGAGATGTTCCTGCTGCTCCAATATTTGTGCTTATTGCTTCTTGTTGGACCTGGGTGGTTGCACTAGAAAAATTACCAGTGCCTGAAATATTTTTTTGCGGAATATTAGGTTTAGTTGGACCAAAAGGTTGATCAGCTTTTTCCGTTTTTCTAACAAGCGTATTTAGCCCACCGAAAGGGGTTATAGCACTGTAAAAAGCAGTATTAAATTTAATATCAAAATCTAATACATCATCATTTTTTCCAGTGTAAATGTAATTATATTCTTTTTGTGCTTGCATGGCTAAATTTTTATAGCCTGGATACGCATTACTAACTGGTGCATAATTAGAAATATGTGCTAAAAATTCTGTAACAACAAATACATAGATTAAAGGAAATCTTCCACCCAAGCTTTCTTGCTGTTCATCTGGTACAACGTAAACTTGACTATCTATTCTAAACCAAGGTATTAATCCGTTAGCATCAGGAGTTGCATCTGCTATTTTTAAACCGTACTCGCTTAACAAAATAAGTTCTTCTATCATGTCTTGTATAGTTGTTCCTGATTTAAAAGTAACTACAGTACCATTTTGTTGTATTTGTAATTGCCCTCTTTCAAAAAACCCTGGCTTATCTTCTTTTTCTACAAACTTAGGTCTACCAAAAGGTTGTTTTTTACCTGCTAAGTAATCGTTGACAAGTTTAGATTGACCTATACTGTTGACATTCGCTTCCGTTTCAGCATAATTCTTTGCTTTACTTCCTTCATCTCCTACTACTCTTGATACACCGACTACTTTTCCTATTTCAGCTTCTGCATCAGAATCAAACTCTGATGCAGAACTGCCTCTGCCAGTTTTATAT